GGCAGTTTTCCTTCTGAGGTAGTATACGGACACCCCCCGGTTTGAATAGTTTTCTCTATTAGACTCATGGTCCATGACCCTCCGCTTTCGCGGGTGCAATGAGCGTGACGGCACTCTCCCCGAAGGGTAAGTGACGTAAGTCACGACTCGATTTTGAGGTCAAGGCATACTTCCTCCCAAATGGTAGCGACTAGCTTTCGCGTTTCATGGGCACCATTTAAAACATCTTAAGGCAGAGCCTGGACGGTTATCGTCTCATCTGATACCGTACAAGATGTTCCCCCGTCAGAAGCCTGAGTCAGCGCAAAAGACAGATTGTGTGATCCGTCGGAACGGACAAACGTCTCTATGTCTATTGGCAAACTCTTAAGGGTCCCAGCAGGGAAAGAATACCTGCCATGATTTTCATCATGAACAGAGACTCCGTTAATTAAGATGTCAGCCCGAGCAGAACCCCAGGTGGCTGCAGACTCGTACACCAAGTTAAAGGTGGCCGAGACTCTAAAGTTGCCCTTTGGCAGCTTGAGGGAGCCGAGATCGATAAGTACCTCTTTCAGGTTCTTCTTGCGAACTATCGTGTAGTCCTTATGCTCTTCGACTTCCTCTATCACTACTGGGGGAGTTTTGGCCAGGCTAGCTGCGGCCTGTTGTTTAGCAAACTTCAAGGCGTCAAATCCCGCAGGAAAGGCTAGCTTGGCTAAGTCAATCAAGGTCTGCGTGCTATCAGCGAAACTCTGAGGAGTTGGGATACTGTACGCAGTTCCGTGACTAGTAGTCTCGTTAGAGGGCATGGCTGAGGGGGCAGCTTGTGGGAGAAACAGTTCCACTTCGTAAGTGACTGCTACTCTACCACTAGAGCCCGTATCAGCCGAATTTTCTCCGTAAAATAAACTAATCGACCCAGCATCATAGGTCTTCTGATCAGAAGTCGCTACTAAGCTAGATCTAGTAAACTTGCGGGGTCCCGGTGTGTTAAGGAAAGGCACATTTGCTTTAAGTGTCAACCCCTTCCACACAGGGCCCGAGACGCACCCATACTGTGACATAGCTTCAGAACGAGTCAAAATTGAATCGTCCAAGCAGTCATAGTCTATGTACATCTGAAAATGCCCTGATTCTGTAGTTGGCACTTCAGGCATATAAGTGAACTGTAATTTGGTAAACCGATACTGTTCATACTTGTTGGCAATGCCCGGAAGCCACTGAAATACTCCGTCTTGGTCCACGTGCACACCAGGATTGATGGCGTAAGGACCCAAACGTAGGGATGTTGTAGAACGAGCCATAGGCCACATAAACTCCGTGTTGGAAACCACCAATGTCGTCCCCTTTGATGCAATCTTAGGGGCCTTAAAGGGCTTCACAACACCGATGCCTATGGGCACACTAACAGCGCGAAATTCCGCTTTGGGGCGGCGTCGCGGTCGACTCTTCTTCTTCTTGTTGTTTTGCTTCATCTAAATAAAGCAATTGCTCGGATATTTTGTCCGGACTAGCCAGCGCTGTCGTAGCATACAAGCGCTGCACCTCCTGCAATATAAAATCACAGTCCTCATGATGCCGAATTTCCATCTGGAGTTGCGCATGCAACTCGCGTGTCCATTTCGGCTGGTGGAGGGCCTTATAAATAAGGCGCGTCACACTTGAGGGATAGGCTAACCCAACCCTAGTAAAGACTTTGGAGCAAAATTCATATGAATCCGGAGTTTTCGCGTTATACATCTTAACTGGATGACCCAGTGTTGCGTAACGCTCAATCGCTCCGGAGACAGGTTGTTCCAGGCAATCATCACCCATGGTCAGAGCCCAC